AGAGGGCCGGGACGCCGCTCCCTGTTTGGCACAGCATGACAAAGAAAAGCCGCGTAAACGAAGCTGGTAATTACACCAAACCAACCATGCGCAAAAACCTGTTTAACCGCATCAAGGCTGGTGGCAAGGGCGGCGCACCCGGCCAGTGGTCGGCGCGCAAAGCCCAGATGCTTGCCAAGCAATATAAAGCCAAGGGAGGCGGTTATCGCTAGGGCAAAGTCACAACGCAGCCTGATGAACTGGACGAAGCAGAAATGGCGCACCAAGTCCGGTAAGCCATCAACCCAAGGCCCAAAGGCAACTGGTGAACGCTACCTTCCTTCTGCTGCTATCAAGGCTATGTCTTCAGCGCAATATGCTGCTTCTTCTGCCAAGAAACGTAAAGACAAAGCTGCTGGCAAACAGCATTCAAAGCAACCCAAGAGCGCAGCGCGCGTCTCCAAAAGATACAGATGAGCAGCTTTCTTCACAGCTTAAAGCCGGAAGAGCGACGCATCCTTCGTAAGATCGTCAAGCATGTGCATTTCAGATACTACCCGAAAGACTTCATGACCGACTTTGAAGCTGACAAATATATCGCAGCCATAGCCCCTGAAGCAGCTGCAAACCTCGTGCGTCTTGGTAAGGATCGCAAGATAGATGAAGTTTAAGTACAAGCCAGATGGCGAGGTACTGAAGACCTTCATGAAGGATGATACATTCTTCCGTGGTATTCGTGGCCCGGTTGGATCTGGCAAGTCTGTGGCTTGCTGTGTTGAAGTGTTCAGGCGTGCCTTGCAGCAAAAGCCCAACAGTGACGGTAAGCGCAAAAGTCGTTGGGCTATTGTGCGTAATACAAACCCGCAGCTTAGAACGACTACAATCAAGACATGGCTTGACTGGTTTCCAGAAGATCAGTGGGGCAAGTTTTCATGGTCGGTGCCGTATACCCACAACATTAAGCAGGGTGATCTCGAACTAGAGATTATCTTCTTGGCTCTTGATAGACCTGAAGATGTCAAGAAGCTGTTATCATTGGAATTGACCGGCATCTGGATCAACGAAGCGCGCGAGATACCCAAGTCTATTATCGATGCTTGCACCATGCGTGTTGGTCGATACCCCTCCATGCGGGAAGGCGGGCCAAGCTGGACTGGTGTGATTGCAGATACAAACGCTCCTGAAGAAGATCACTGGTGGCCAATCATGGCAGGTGAGGTTCCGGTTCCTGACCACATCCCTGCAGAAGAAGCCAAGATGCTGGTCAAGCCCGATAACTGGCGTTTCTGGATACAGCCTGCAGGCATGAAAGAAAAACGCAATGAGGATGGTGAGGTCAACGGCTATAGCCCAAATGAAGAGGCTGAGAACACAAAGCACATGCTTAAGAGTTATTACCCCAATCTTGTGCAAGGTAAGAGCAAGACATGGATCGATGTCTATGTGATGAACCGGCTTGGTTCAATCCAAGACGGCAAGCCAGTCTATAATATGTTTGTTGGCGATACCCACATTGCCAAGGAAGAGATACCAGTTGCTGACAGCATGCCAGTATATTGCGGCCTCGATTTTGGGCTTACGCCTGCTGCCGTATTTGGACAGAGGGTTAGGGGGCGTTGGCTCATCCTACAGGAAATCGTGGCTTTCGATATGGGCATCGTTCGCTTTGCTGAACTGCTCCGCGCTGAGATTGCTACTCGATACGCTAACTCAGAGATTACAATCTTTGGTGATCCGTCTGGTGATTTTCGCGCACAGACAGATGAGTCTACGCCGTTCCAGATCTTGCGCGGTGCTGGACTGGTGGCGCGCCCTGCACCATCAAACGATGTTGCGCTGCGACTTGAATCTGTAAGCGCGCCTTTGAACAGGATGGTTGATGGCAACCCCGGCTTTTTGATTGATCCTCGATGCAAGGAACTTATCAAGGGCTTTGAGGGTGGGTATGCCTACAGGCGCATTCAGGTATCTGGTGAGCGATATGATGACAAGCCAGAAAAGAACCGCTTCAGTCACATACATGATGCGCTTCAGTATCTGATGCTTGGAGCCGGTGAAGGCAGGCAGGTGATGAACCAAAACGCCAATGCACGCGCATTCCAAGCCAAGCGTGACTTTGATGTATTCACACGTCAGCCAAAGAAACGAAGACAGGGGCTTTGGGCGCGCATGTAATTTGTGCGTTGCTCTGCATTAACGCAGGAGCGTAAGTAGCATTATGTGTATTTTCCAACCACCATCAATGCCAGCTGTTGATCCAAGTCTGGAAGCAGAGCGCAATGAGCGCATGGCGCAGGAAACTGCGCAAGCGCGGCAGCGGCGAGATGATGCGCTTGATGATGAGGTGGCGCGTCGCAAGAAAGGTGTTGGTGCGCGCTCTTTGTTGTCTGGCCCAGGCGGCGGCATTGGCTTCTATAATGCATACAGGAATGAGTAATGCACGGCACAGCCAAGAACTTTCTTCAGCGTTACGAAAAGGCCAAGTCGCATCGCCAGCTATTCGAGAACCTGTTTGATGAGTGTTACGAATATGCTTTGCCGCAGCGTGAAGGCTTTACAAAACTTACACCGGGCCAGCGGCGCGATGATCGCATCTTTGATGAAACGGCTGTTGTCGGTGTGCAAGAGTTTGCTTCACGCCTGCAGAACGGCATATGCCCAAACTTTGCTAGATGGGCAGATTTCATTGCGGGTTCTGAAGTTGAAGCTGTCGATGCAGATCGAATCAATAATGAGTTGGATGAAGTCACTGAATATGTGTTCGAGATTATCCAGAACTCGAATTTCGGTCAGGAGGCTCATGAGTCGTTTCTTGATCTCGCGGTAGGCACTGGTTGCCTTCTTGTCGAAGAGGGCGATGCAATAAATCCAGTGCGGTTCAATGCAGTGCCACTGCCGCAAATAGTCCTTGAGAATGGACCGGATGACCGCATCGATCATGTCTACCGCGAAAGAGAGTTGCGCTATCGGGATATACCTCTTGCATATCCCAAGTCGGTGTTGCCGCAGGATTTTGCATCAAAGGTTGTCAATCAACCTGATCGCAAGCTGAAGATTATCGAAGTTGTCTGCCGCATGTATGACAAACCAAATGTCGAGCGGTATGCGTTTTATGTCATCTCCAAAGAAGATGGCGAGTTGATCTATCAGGAAGAGTTTGAGGGTGCTGGCGCAAATCCTTTTGTTTGCTTCCGCTGGTCGAAGGCAGCGGGTGAGGTGTACGGGCGCGGGCCGCTCGTCAACAGCCTCAGTGCAATCAAAACAACCAACCTTACCATCGAGCTTGTTCTTGAAAATGCGCAGATGGCTATCTCTGGCATTTATCAGATGGATGATGACGGCGTTATTAACACGGATACGATCAATCTGATACCCGGCACAATCATACCCAAGTCACCAAACAGTTCGGGTTTACAGCCAATCCGCGCAGCTGGATCATTTGACGTTGCCAATCTGGTTCTTGGTGACATGCGCAACAACATCAAGCGCGCGCTTTATAATGACATGCTTGGTGATCCAAACCGCACACCAGCAACAGCAACTGAAGTTGCAGAAAGAATGGCTGATCTTTCTCGCCGGATAGGTTCTGCCTTTGGACGCTTGCAAGCAGAGTTTATTCAGCCGGTGCTTCAGCGTGTTGTTTATATCCTGAAGAAGCAAGGGCGCATTGACGTGCCGACTCTAAATGGGCGCGAGGTTAAGATACGTTCTGTATCTCCGCTTGCTCAGGCACAAGCCAATCAAGACATCGCATCCATTGACCGCTTTTTGGAAATGGTGGGCGGGCGTTTTGGCCCGCAAATGGTGAACCTGCTTGTCTCTTCAGAGGAGGCAGCTACCTATCTTGCTAAAAAATTTGGAGTGCCAGACACGTTGATTAGAGATTCAGCGCAGCGTGAACAGATTGTTCAGGCTATGGCACAGATGCAGGGAGTCCAAAATGCCCAAACCGGCCAAGGTCAGTCTTGATGGGTTTCATCGCCCTGAAGACCAAGACGAACAGATTTCATTAACGATTGCCTCATTATTTAGCACCGCTTCCGGCAAGGAGGTGCTTCGTTATTTGCGCTCGATCACTATTGAAGCAGTCACTGGTGGCGGCGTTAGCGATGCTGAACTCAGACATCTTGAGGGTCAGCGTTATCTTGTTGGCGTCATAGAACGCCGCATCAAACATGCCGAAAGGATAAAGTCAGATGAACGAGACAGATAATGTGGAGGTCACTGAGACCGAAGCACCTGTTGAAGTAACTGTAGATCGCCCCGAATGGCTTCCTGAAAAATTTAAGACACCGGAAGATCTGGTGTCGAGTTACTCGCACCTTGAATCAAAGCTTGGCAAGAGTGACGAAGATTTACGCGCTCAAGTAAAAGAAGAGTTGCATCAAGAGCAGTGGGCAGATCGACCGGCTACTGTTGGTGACTATACAATCCCTGACAGCCTCGATGAAGAGGCTGCTGTTGGTGATGATCTTCTTAACTGGTGGGCGCAGTTTTCTTATGATCACGGCTTTGGACAAGACAAGTTTGAAGCTGGTATCGGCAAGTATGTAAATGCCCTCAATGGTGGTGTCAGCTTGGAAGAAGAACATGCCAAGCTTGGTGAGAATGCCGATGCCAGAATTGAAGCTGTCAAGCTGTGGTCAAACCAGTTCTTTGATGACTCTCAATATGAGGCTGTTGAGCGCCTTGGCGAAACAGCACAGGGCATCGAGGTTCTGGAAAAGATTATGTCAGCCATCAATGTGACGCCTGTATCCGGCAACGTCGAAGCATCAAGCCAGCTTTCAGAAGATGAGTTGCGCAGCATGATGATGGATGAAAGATACTGGAAGCAAGGGAGCCGTGATCAATCATTAGTTAAGCGCGCTACGGCGAGTCATGCTGGCAAGCTGCAACATCTCCTCCGTGTTACAGACTTGCGCGAATGCATGATCCATGGTGCCACGCCGTGGCGCGCTCTCCATTATCCGCTGACAGTAGATGGTGCCAGCACCTATTCTATTATGTTTGGCAAAACACCAATCTGCATGGGCGGGGTGGTACCCATTGATGTTGATGGGGATACCCGCATCGGATCGATCTGGCTTCTTGGATCATCTGTAATTGAGGATCATCCGCTTAACTTTCACCGCGCGATTAAAGACCTCCTCGATATGTACCAGCTGCAATGGGACATCTTGGAAAATGTAGTGCCACTAGATCACAGCCGTACGATCA